CCTTGAGTTCTTCCCATGTAGTCCATAGTACCATTTTGGTACCACCACTTCAATTGGTTATCCCAAGAAAGTTTCAACATAAAGATGTTATCATTAGTGTTATCAGTGATATCAAAGATGATAAAGCTGTATGAAGATAATGGGAAACCATCAATGATTGGGTTCTCAATATCATTTGTATGAACATTGTCAAATGCTGGGTTAAGAACAAACTTAACATTTGCCAAGAATGGAATTACATATGAAGTATAAGCAAATCCAAAGTTCAAGTCCATACCTTTACCAGTGATAGCACCAATATCAGCAGCCTGAATTAACAAACCTGATGCGATAGCTTCTTGTCTAATGGCCTCATTAACCATACGCATACCACCCATACCAGTTTGTACAATAAGAGATCTTTTTGGATCTGGTCCTTGGAACTCAACCTTACCATTGAAGAAGTTATAGATTTCTCCACGGAATAAGTCAAGAGTAAAGTTATTTTTGTTGTATACTCTTTTGAACGCGTTGTTCAACTGTTGCCAAAGTCCAACAGACAATCTGATATCATCTGGACCATCTTGACGAACTTTACCTCCTTGTCCCCACATTAAGTAAGTCTCAATGTCAGTTGCAATTTTAGAAAGGTGAGCTGCTTCCATATTTGTCAAGAAAGTTCTAGAAAGATCTCCATTGTCAAATGCTTTTTTAACAGCGTCTTTACCCATAACTTTAACCATATCCTCTAAAGATGTGATTGATGGGTCTAAGTTATTTTTGTCAAATGTTCTCCAGATCTCAGTTACAGGAACTGTACCATCTGCATTCATACCACCTTTGATCATTAAGTCTGCTCTAGAAGAGATAGAATAATGTACGTGAGCTTCAGCACCACCAACAAAGTTATAGTATTCACGGAATCCAGCTTGAGTAATGATGTCAGAGAATCTTTCACCATATTCACCTCTTGCTGAACCTTTTCTAAAGAATCTTGTACCATTAGCCAAGAATCTGTTATCAAGGAATCTGTTGTTATCGTTGTTTACCAACTGTACAGTGTAAACATAACCGTCACCTAAGTTGAGGATATCCTCATCTGTAATGTACATCTCAACCCCATTGTATTTGTCATAAGTGATGATATCACCATGTCCAAATTCTCTGCGGCTTAATTTAATTCTGAAGGTACTTCCATCAACACCTTTAAATGTGTTAAGTGGTTCAATATCCTCAAGAATATATGGAAGATCTGTAGAGACAGGGGTCTGCCACTTATACTCTCCACGAGCATTATCAACCATAATTACATTTTTGCCACCAAAGCTAGAAAGCTGGTAAAGCGGCATTTCTACTTTTTGAGCCATAGCCCAAAGGTCTACTGGACCTAAATCCATAGGTTCAGCATCTTTTAACATATTCACTAAGTGATAAGAGTCTACATGCGATGACGCTTGGTAGGCTGTGTCTCTTAGGAATATCCCATTGTTTAAAATTGGAGTTGCCATTTTTATATTTGTTTTTATTGTTACTTAATTAAAATCTCTTGAACATATTATTTCTAGAGATAGTTCTTTGTGGTTTACTTGTTTTTGTTTTAGAATCATATTCTCTATCATCATTTACAGAAGAAGTAATTTTTCTAGACTGTTCTGTCTTCAATTGTCTTACAGTTTTTTCTACAGCTTGTTTACCTCCTTGATCTTTAACTTTAGATTTATATCCATCTGGATCTGCAAGTAACCAAAGTGCTTCTGCAATAAGATCGTGTCTTGGTTCTACAAACTGATACTTCTCTAATAAGTGCCCAAGTAAGTTAGTAGGTTTACCAGAAATTGAAGGGTAGTTAGGTTGAACTAATCCTGAGAATAAAATACTTTGAGTTTTTCTATCTAATTTAAGACCTCCTAGTTCGCCAGCAGATAGTGTATTGTATACATTATCTTGATAAGCTTTTGCTTGAGCTGCTTGTTGTTCTTTCTTATACTCTTGTTCTGCAAGTTTTCTAGCTACAATTTCTTCTTGCATTCTATCTAACTTTGGTTTGAACTGGTCAGCTTTTTGTTTAAGTTTCCCCATTTCATGCCAATCTTGAATCTCAGCTTCAATTTCTTCTGCAGTTCCAAACTGTGTAGCATGTAAGTATTGTCTTGCAATCTCAGCTTGATCATACTCATTGGATGTATCTAGTTCATACATCTCTTCTACTTGCGCAAGAGTTCTAAACAAACCTTTAAGATCTTGTCCACCATCTGCAACATATTTTGCAGCTACTTGAAGTTCTTCAGGTAATGATTGAAAAAATTCTTTTGGAGTATTCTCTCTAACTGCATTTTCTCTTTCCTGAAAGTTAGCTTCAAATAGTTCACGGAAATCTTTTGTAGTATATTCCTCTAATGGTTTATCATCATCAAAAGGAATAAGAGTTCCTTCCTCAATCATTTTTACTGCTAATTCAGCAAGACCTGATTTATCAACTTTTGGTCTTCCTTTATTACCGGCATCTTCTTCCTGAGAAATTAGATTATCTAACTCAGCTATAGTTTCATTAACTACTTCTTTATTTGCTGCTTCTTCTTTAGAAGCAGGCGTGTCAAGGAACGTGGTGTCTACTGTTTCTTTAGAAAACATAGACTTTGGTTTCTCTTCTTCTGCTGGTAGCATAACACTGTCAGCTCCTGGCATTCCAAAGATCTCATCAATGTTTACATCTGCTTGACCTACCGTTGTAGAATCTTGCACTTGATTCTCATCAAGATTTTTTTCTAATTCTTCCATGTTTGTTGGTTTTGTTTATAATTTAATATAAGCAATAAACTTCAAAAATTTATATGATAAAAAATTTTTTTTCAGACTATATAGCTAAGTCTATTTTTTATTATTCTTATTATCATATTTGTTTTTGTTTTCCTGTGCAATTTGCAACTGTTTATCTGCTATATCTCTCTGCGCTTGGATTTTTTCTCTTTCAATTTGAGATTTTTGAGATTCAATAGACATTCTATTTACTTCTTTTTCTCTTTGCAAATCTGTTTGTTGTTGGTATTGTTCACTTGATCTAATCTCTTTCATGGCATCATTATAGTCTGACATCATGTTTTGATTAACATCAGACATAGAACCATAACCAGCAGCTCTAATTTCGGCAACTAAGATATCTCTTTGTCTATCTTTTTCTTTCTCAGCAGCTTGTGCATCAATCTTCATTTGCTCAATCTCTTGTTGTTTTTGAAGTTGTTCTTGTTGCATTTGCTGTTGACTTTGCATTTCTTGTTGTTTCTGAGCTTGTTGTTTTTGATCAGATGCTTTAAGTACTGTATTAACTTCAGCAATTGACTCAGATTGCATAATCTTACCAAGATCGTAAATAGATGCTCCTGTAGTATTATTCTGAATTGCCATTTGTTTTAATTGCTCAAGAATAGATCTATGATTTGCAGTTGTACTACAGAAGATATTAAGATCTCTCATTAAAAGATCTGTACCATTAATTTCAAAATTAACTTTCTCATCTGCTCCTGTGATATATGTTAATCTTGTAGATGGTTTAGTAGAGTTATAATATTGAGCTAAATCAGTTCTCATCTGATGTACTCTTGGCATTAAGTAATCACAGTGCTGAATAAAGAATATTTCAGTTTGCGCATAAGATGCTGCAACAGCTTGCTCTACTCCTGTAGCGGTTTGCTGTGATAACTGTTGCCCCATTCTTTGTGGATTAACCCCAATTACTTCATATGCTTGTTGTTTAAAGTAATTAGCAAGCTGAATCCTGGACATTAATCTATTTGTTTGTTCTAGATCAAGTTTCTGGAAATGAGAAAAGTTTAATGCATTCTCTGTATTTGTAATAGATGTATCAAGAGGTAGCATTTGGAAATTCTTCATTGCTACATAAGCCTTAGCATAATTACCTTTACCCCAATCTTCACCTAATGAGTGCCTAGGTAAAGAGTTTTGATCTAACATAATAACAGTACCAAGTTCATCTACTAAGATATCTGCAATCTGATTATTTACAATGTTATATCCAATCTGGTATGGTTTCATTAAATCTATTAGTGCTGTAGACTTTGTATTTCTATCTGAGAATACAGAACCCTCTACAGGAAGTTTACATCCATATAAACTTTGATCTCCTTTAAATTGAAACTTTAATGGTCCAATTTTATTTTTTTGGATACCGATATATATAGGAGAGAACCCACCTGGATTATTCATACCCCAGAATGAAGGAATGTTTGGTCCAATTTTAATTCCTCCCCATACTTCATTAATCCAAATCCAATCAATGTGTTCTCCAAATACTAAATTATCTTTTGTTTTATTATTAAATAATCTAGTATCATATATTGGTTTATCAATTACTTTGTAGTCTTCAGTAACAATCTCATTAGTTACTTCACCTTCTTCTGTAATCTTAGTAAGGTGACCAACTTTTCTTTGAGACTTCCAATATGCTTGAGTTACTCTAAGTAAGTATGCAGTACCTTGGTCAAAGTAATCTTCTCCTTGTGATAATATCTGGTTTATAATATCACCGCCATCCATAATAGAATTGGCTCTAGCAGTAGTATATTGTCTATATGCAAGAGATGGCATATTGACATTCCATTCATGTGATTTAGTTCCATCATAATATGTACCATCATTTTGATATCTATCTATTACATCTGATACAGTTAACATATCTATCTTACCTACCCAGTTACCTTGAGATATATATCTTACATCCGGAGACTTGTGATAGAAAGTAACTACAGGATTCCAGAGCTCTACTTCATAGTCATCTTCCATCATATGGAAATGCCAGAATTCTCTATCTGTGATAAGCATGTCTCTAAAGCCTCTTTCTTCTAGCTCATCCATTTTAAATCTTTCTACATCCACTTTATGCTGATGTGAAGCCCATTGCTCTACCATAGATCTATAATCCTTTTTAAAGAATTGCTCTATTTCAGGAAGACTTTTTAATTGTTCTGGATTTAATTGTTGTTGAGCTTCTTCTGATTGAGGATCTAATCCTTGTTCTATAAGAGCTGCTGAAATTTTAACTTGTGCTTGAGACATCAAAGTGTCTTCTACCATTTTTCTTTTTTGCTCAAGCATTTCATTATATGAATACTCATCAATGGTTTTGTATGTAAGCTTTGTTGATCTTTTAGCAAATTCAGCTACTAAGACATTAATAACATTTGGAATAATTGGATAGAACTTTAACTCTAATGCTGATGCTTCTTCTCTAGTTAATAATTCTACTATATCTTTATATTCATTATCTTCTTCAATTATATAATCAGATCTATCAATAATACCTTTTGCAAGCTTATAGTTTTTCATTAGTCTTCTTGCATTTCTTCTGATTTGCTTAAGACCATTCCATTCTAACCAGTCTAAGTTCCAAGCAGCCCATTCTGGATCTTTATCTTTTTTAGATAAAAACTGCAAAGGTTGGGTAATACTACCCATTCTATTCTGCTCTACTTTAGCACCTTTTTTTAACTGTAATGCGTTATATACTTGCATAGTTATTTTATATTTTTAAATGGGGATTTTTTAAACACTGACCCATTTGTTAATCCACGGTTGCTGCCCATATGCCTAAATGGACTACTATTTAATTTAAACATTTTTTCTGACTTTTGCAAGTTTTTAGCTGCATCATCCATGATTGTTCTTTTAGCATATCCTCTATTTGATTGCTGAATCCTCATAAATGCAACTAAAGCAGTAAATGCTACAAGTCTATCCACGTTGAGTCCTTCTACATATTCTTGCATCTCTTTGATTAACATGGGATCTGGAATTCTTTCTATTCCATATTTAGTTCTTACTATTGTTCCATCTGGTTTTGTTTCTGTATCTAGCTCTTCTTTGCAATACTCAATAACATAACTAAGCATGTGAGCTTTAAATAAGTTACCCGTGTTTCTCCAACCATACTCCTGATAAACGTTAGTATTTGCACCAAGATCTTTAAGGAACATAATCTGTCCTTTTGGTACAAGATATCTTTGTTTCTTTCTAGATATCATGTATTGAATAAAAAGAGATATGTTACTTTCTATTAATGCCCAAGCATTATACCATTCTATTATTAGTTCTAATCTTTGATGAGTTTTATTAATATCATCAAACCTACCGCACCATGCTGCAACTATTTTATCTTGTTCTAGATAAGTCTCTGTTTCTACGCCAGTTACCTTAGTTACTTCAACTGGAGCTTTCATTACATAAATAGAACACAGTGATTCTGAGGTAGTTGTCTTACCTTCTGACACGGGGTCAATAGATGCATAATACTGACCAAAGGTTGGATCTTTAATTGGTCTTTCCCAAACTACTAATGTTCCTGTTTTATCTTCTAGTTTTTTAGATACAGGAAACTCCATAATTGGGAGTTTAGTTGTTTCTCTTACAGCAGGTTTACCATTCTCATCATAGAATATATCTAAGAATTCATATGCATATTCCTTCTCTTCTATTCTTCTTCTTTGTGCTGCTACTAAATGTGGAGGGAATACAGATACTGATCTATGTGCAAATGCCTCTTCAATATTTCTAGGGTGCTGAGATATCCTTAACTGGTAATCTTCTGGAGATAATTCTTTCTTCCATTTTTCAAATTGTTCTTCCAGGGCAATCAAAGCTTCTTCTACTTGTGAATTACCATATTGGTCTATATGTGGTGGCATAGACCATTGCTCAGGAATAAACAAACCTGAGAGACCTTCTGTTCCTTTACTGTCTATTAAATTAGTTTCTACAGCATAAATATCTTTTGAAGTAGGATTCAGGATCATATCCTTAAGAGGGTTACACTGAGATAAATCCCCTACTGAGCCTGCAGCTATAAACATACCTGTAGTAATTAAACCAGATCTCATTGCTGGTCTCATATACTCATATGTCTGATCCATCTTAGGAGCAATACCTGCCTCCTCATGGAAAAAGAACTTTACCGGACCCCCTACACCATTTGTTGGATCTTTCTCAAATGACATACCTTGCATAGTACCTTTGAGACCAACCTCATTCTTTCTATCTCCTTTTCTAACTTCTATCTTCTGTTGCCACATCATTACCTTGTGTGGAGTCATTGGTCTATACCAAGCAGTATGTTCATTTAAGAATGCAGCATATTCATCTAAGAATTTCCAAGAGCCTTTCTCATTTATATAGTCTTTAAGACTTGCTCCTATCTTTAATGTGACCCCAGACTCAAACCATATCTGGTTTAAAAGCTTAGCCATATGAAAGTAAGAGGAAGCTATCTGACGTTTCTTAAGAATAGCTACATGCTTGTAGTTGAGTTCTGCCAATAGTTCATAGAGGGCCATGTGATACTGTGCATCCCGTATTTTGGCAAAGTCAAAAATTTGCTGTTCTTTATCAAATATTGGTAGGAAGTTAAGCCACATGTAATAGTCTCTAGTAAGGTACCATATGTTGTCTTCTGATTTATAGATAACTCCTCTCCTACATCTGAGTTTTTGTTCATCCCAGTAATTGATAAAATCTTTGGATTTAAATGGAGAGTCGCAGTAATATCCGTCTTGTCTGAACTTTCTGGATTCAGCATTAAATAATAAGCTAGTTTCATCAAAGTTATATTTACCTGGTTCTTTAAATAAGTCTCTTAAAAACTTGGCAAACTCTTCTCTTGAAGAAAAGTCTGTAACAGTCCAAGTTCCATTATCATAAGTTGGTATGTTTTCAAATATCTCCATTACTGATCATATGCCATTCCAATACCACCTCTTACTCTACTAGATTGTTCTTCTTGTAGATCTTTATAAGCTCCTTTGAAAGATGCTCTAATTGCCTCATAGTTTTTAGCAGCATTTACTAAAGCAGTAATATTACCATCACGCCCGTGTGTAATAGGTGTAGTTTCCATATATCTACCTAATCTATCTAACATGGATGCAATTCCTTTGTATGCTCTGGATGTAGGAGTCTCATACATTCTCTGGCAGAACTGCAGTGCTATGTATATATCTTCATCTTCAGTAGAGAAGTCTGCTTCTATTTGATCTAGAATTAAAGACTCTTTATCTAAATCCGGAGTATAAAAGAATGGATTTAAATCTGGATTAGGACAAGTCATATAGAATAAGTACTGATATATCTTGATATAGTTATCAGGATAGTTATCCATAACCATTTTAAGAGCCTTTAGAGTATAGCAATGTTCTGTGGGAATTACTTTACCATTCTGTATATCAAATAGTTTTACTATCATTTCTTTTTAATTTTATCTCTGTTATCATGTAGGTAGTGCATAATTGCAATTACCTCATCTTTTAAATATGGTATTTCCATCTGCACTACATCTTTAACAATTGGATCTCCATTATCATCATAACTAGTTAAAGGGTATCCATATTTATCTAAACCATCTGTTTCAAATACTATATGATGGATAAACATTTTCCCGGGTTGTAATTTAGGGTTATGCTTTAGTATCATGTACATATAGATACTTAACTGCAGACTGTAGTGATTAAAATTACAATCATCTAAACTAGATACAGGAGAGAGCATTTTTTCAGACACCCCCTCCCAATCTTTGTAAGATTCAGTCTTAATCTCTTTATTAGTTTTATAGTCAATAATGTTTACTTTACCATTAACTACTTCTACGAGATCTGACTGACCACAGATGCCTGCTGATTTAAGATAAACCATATGCTCTGGATACACGCCTGGTTCTAGTTTTTGTGATGGTGCTAACTTAATACCATCATTTAAATCTGTTGGTTTAAATACAGGTACAGTTATACCTTCTCTTTCTATTGAAGCTAAAGCACATAAGTCAGCTTCTCTTTGGTTATGATAAAAAGTACCAAGAGACATTGCTCTTTCTGATTCAGCATTCCAAATAGTTACAATTTCTTTTGGAGTATAGCCGTACCACTTAGATCTTTTATTCTTACAAACCTTCTTTGCTACTTTCTCAGCATCAAAAGGTATCTTAAAATGTGATACCAAAGTAGTTACACTTATCCAATTAATCTCTGAGCCGTCATTGCTTCTATAGCTATGATCCTTGGCATTAAATACTATACTCATAGTTTCTCTAATTCTTCTTCTTGTTCTTCAGTAATTAAAGCATCCCATTTACCTAATGGACATGATGATGATAGTGATCTAGTTTTAAAAGCAAGAGAGCATCCACATTCATTACAGCATGGAGCTGTACCCTTTACCGCACACTTCTTACCTTTTTCTGGACACTCATCACAGATGTCATATCTAAGTCTAGAGATTTCTTCTACAGTCTCATCTCTAACAACTGAGTTTTTAATTCCCTCAAATATTTGTGATCTGTTTTGCCAGATAAGATTAAGTACGTTCTTCATTATTTTTAGTTTTAAAAAAATTTGTTTTCTTTTCCTTTTGCTCTAAAATTTTTTGTTGAAGTTTTAATAAATTATCAAGTTTTAATTCCATTGCTTTTTTGTTGTGGTATGCATTAAATGTAGACGTATCATGTCCATCTAAAACTTTATATAGTTTATTTATTGTTTTATCTACAATTGTAGGTTTAGCATATATATGACCTAAACCATCAACATTTATTCTTGGATATTTTAAATTACTAAGTATATCTCTTAAATGTTTATAGTAAAACTCAATAGCATTTTCAACTAAATGTTCTTCATAATTATTGTCTTCTGCAAAAGATTTGTAAAGTCTACTTGCTTTCTTGGGATTCATTGCTTAGAAACTTAAAGTCTAAAAGTATAACACCTTCAGTTTGAATTTTTAAATTTGGATTAACTAGTATTTGTTTTTTATTAGTTTGATCTTTAATAACTAATCCAGTTTTCTCAGCTTTATTTATACAATTCCTTACAGTTTGTGCTGATTTAAAGATTGGTTCTTCTTCTGAAGATGCATCATAACAAAAACTTGTAAGTTCAATTGGTTGATTAAAACTTAAAAGAGTTAAGCAATTAAGATCAGAATCACTCATTGTTATTCTATTTACATAACAATGAGTGAGTATCTGAAATTTTACAACCTCCCACTTTGGCATTTTTACACGCTTCTGTACTTGGTTAACTAATGCCATGACTATCCTCTTTTAAGTTTTCTGCTTTCTGATTTAGTAGCAGTTTCTGGTTGATCATTTTCTAAATCTTCCTCTTCATCTTGTGGAGGATTCATCATCATAGCAAATTGATATTGGATACTTGATCTTTTAAATCTTGCTTCATCAATTTCTAATAACAATTTTTCATAATCTAATTGAGCTTTTAAGTATGGCATTGAAGTTTTATAAAACTCAAGCATTCTTTCTTTTTGCTCTTCTAATTGTTCTGGAGTCATCTCCATTTCCGGTTGTTGGTTTGTTGTTTCCATAGTGTATTAATTTACATTAGTTTACACAAATATATATAAAATAAGTTTAAATAAAACAAGTTTAAATAAAAAATCCAGGTATAGTATATACCCGGATCATGTTACTTAGAGAAGATTAAATAATATTATCTATTCTTAATAGTCAAATTTAATATTGTAAGTAAATAAAAGTTTCTTGATATGTCCATTTCAAATGTAAATATATCTAATGATGATAATCTTATTCTAATCATTATTTTATCCCATTGCTTAGCAGATGATTTCCAAGAGTTTCTAAATTTCATATTATAGGTTTTTTAACATTTCTATTACTTTAGGATCTGGATACATATCACTCTTGTCTTTTCTTACAGAATTATGTGTGTAGATTCCAGGTACTCCTTTGAATGCTTCTTTATCAATAGCCCAGATTTCTGATCTATAAGTTTTGGGAATATCATATGTTTCACATAAATACTCTACCAATTGTCTTAAAGATTCTATCTGTGCATCTGAATACTTGTACCAATATTTGGTACCTTTAAATGGTGTCTCTAGTGTTGTAACATTCTCAGGTTTAACTACACCATTTACATAGTTATAGTATTTACCATTGCGGAGTTTTAATGGACCCCAGTTACACACTTCTATACCTACAGAAAGTTTATTAAGGTTCTGATACTTTGCACCATTCTTAGTAAAGTCTTCTGAATCAATACCTAAATGCCAAGCCCAATGTTTAGATGAAAAGCATTGTACAATGTCTCCATTCTCCCCAATAACAAATGCAGTTGCTATTCTTGTATCATTACTATTCCAGTACCGTGATACAGCTACTGCATTGCCTCCACCTGCTGTATGATGCAGATAGATTTGTGTCTTCTTAGACTCTTCAGCATAGAACTGATCTTTGTCTAATCTCGCTTGTACTATTTTACTAATATCTAGTTTCATTAGTTCTTGATGTCTTTATAAGTGTCTGATGCGTCTTTTAAACCTTTTCTTAGTTTCTTTACAGTATCACATGTTTTATTAAGTACATTGTTACCTGTAATATCAAACCAGTTCTCATTGATTGAAGCTAATTCTATAATTGAGAATATGCCAAGTAAAATATTTGTAAGTATTGCCGGAACAGCAATTACAAAATCAAAGTTTAAAAACTTTAGTAATCCATTAATGAATGGAGTAAGTGCATAGTAGTCTAATGGGAATACAACACCCGCAGTAATATAATAACCCAGGGCTTTGTAAACATATCCTTGTCTAAGGATTCTAGATTTAAATACATCTCTGTATTTTCTCTTAGTTTCTTTAGTTATTTTTTTAAGAGATATTAGTTTAACAACTGTATCTACAAAGATTATAAACATTAAAACTATTGCCATTAATTGAATAGGTGCAAAGAAAGATGAAATTGTCAAAACTGCCAGTGTTATATTTGTTCTCATAATGTAGGTATTTGAGCTTTAATCAGACGGTATATAATATATAATATAATAATTATTAACCATATACCACCTAACCATGCTAGGAAGTTGACCCAACCCGGGATATATTTTATTTTTTGTGGCTTTTGAGTTTTTGTTACAAGTTTGGTTTTGTAAATTGTATTGCCTTTAACTGTCTTGTATACAGTATCTACACGGGCAATTACTTTGTATTTATTATCTCTTACTCTTGATTGTAGTTTAATAATAGTACCATCTTTTTCAGCTAGTCTAGAAGCATATACATTACCTAATGAATCACAGAATAATGTATCTTCTATATATACAGTTTCTCCAGGAATCTTAATTGTAGTATCTCTAATTTGAGTTATATATACTGTACTATCTTTTTGTGTACATAGTGGACAGTATTTCTCCAATCTTCTTTCTAGTGAACAAGAAGTAACAAATACTAGCAATAAAGAACATAGAAATAATCTTTTCATTATAAAGTAGCAAATGTTATAAATGCTGCAAATGTATTTGTTGAACCATCAAAGAATACATTCTGGGACACTAAATATGAATCAGGTGCATTAGCAAATTCTGCATTAATTAAAGACTCTAATGTTGACGGATTATTATCAAATAAGTAAAGAGTTCTTAAGTTTCTATACTGAGGTATTGAAAGCCCTTGTAAAGTTTTCAATTGAAAAGGAAAGTTATTTCCTTTATTACCATAATCTTTTAAATTTCCTACTGACATAATTATTATTTTTTATTTATCTACTTACTTCTTCCCAGTCCATTGATGCATAAATAAGCTCAGTATTTGTACTTGCACTAACTATTAAAGCAATCTCATAAGGAGTACTAGTAAAAGTATCTCTTTCAAGTTGAAAACTAAACAATGCTTCTTTAAGTATATCTAAACTTACTGATGCTTGTGTACTTGATGTTAAGAATCCGGATGCTAATATTCTTCCTCCTGCAAAACTTGTACCTGTAATATTATATTCAACTGATGAATTTACTCCTGCAGGAACCCATGCTCCACCAGTTGTTGTGCCAGATGCTACTATTTTCCAATTGTAAATACCTGTTGCTACACCCATTATTGAAAGAGCTGTGAGGATTACTACACTATCTAAATAACCTGCTCTTAATTTTATACTTATTATTGGATAATAAGTTCCTGCAACAGCCAAACTTGTTGGAGCTGTAATAGGAGTACCTATCGCTTGTTGCGCACCTCTTAATTCATAACCACCTTCAGAAATTACTGTAGAGCAAACCTGTTTTAGTGTACTTGGATTTACGGTTACTCCTATATTAGTTATTTCATATCTCAATGGTAGAGTTGCAGTTGTTATATATGTTGATGGAATTAAATTAGCATGATTAAATTTATGGCACACAATAAAATTACCATCTATAATAAAACCTAATCTTACTGTTCCTTCTCCCAACCATTCAATATCCATAAACATTATCTGAGCTTTGGTAATATCTAATGTTACACCAGAAGGACCAGTACCATTCATTTTATCAACATTCCATGCTGATTGATCTACTACAGATTCAGTAACTACTCCAGTAACTATACTTCTTTCAACAAAACTAAGTGTGTAGTTATTTAATTGAAGATATAAACCATTATCTGTTCCAAAGTAACCGACTCGTTGTCTAAGATTATTTTGAGCTGGAGACATTACAAATGTAGTAAGTATTAAAAGTGATTTTCCTGGTTGATAAGAAAATACTTTAGTAGTTTCACGTAGTACTTGAGAACCATTTGTAGTATTTACATTTAAATTTACTAAACCTTCATTAGGACTAAATACGGCAGCACCTCCACTAGCAGTAGATGTATTCCATAAACCATTGTCATGATATCTATGGGAAGAATCAAATAATGTTAATGGATTAGAAACTCTTTGTCTTCCAAAGGCATCTACAGCCATTGCGCCAGCGGATACAAGATTTGTATTAATACTATCATTAATAGTATCCAAACCTAGCAACATTCTATATTGCCAAGGGAAATTATTCCCTTTGTTTCCGTAGTCCTTTAGATTGCCTATTGACATAATTAATCAATGATCATAAAGTGTATACGTACAGCACCATTTAATGCATTAAGAGCATCAACATTAGATATAACTAATGTAAGTGATCCTGCAGATAAATTACCAAAACTAACCACTGGAAAACCAGTACTAAAATACTCAACAGTTAAAAGAACAGTTGATTTAGTTGTAAGGTTAGCATTGTTAAAAGTAAATGACTCTTGTCCTGTTGCTGCTGTAGTAAGTGCTACAGTTTCAACAACTCCATTTCTTGAATTAAGAGTTACTGGATTACTAGAAACAATTGTTTGAGTTACTGTTCCTTTATCATATAATGATTGTAATGGTTCTGCATTTACTGCTAATGGTAACCAAGCATCATCTCTTGTTACATCTCTAGATCCAATTGCTAAAAGATTAGGTACATCTGTTGGTAAAGTGGTTCTATAATTACCAGCTTTAATCCACGAAATAAAATTTAGAATATCCATGATTTATTGTATTATTATTATTAAATTCTTGCTACTGAAAGATATCTAGCTGCAATAGTAGAAGTCCCTCCAACTGATTCTACAGTAACTACAATATATGTATTAAGTGACCAGTTTATAAATCCTGCTGTCATTGCATTTTCAAAAATTCCAGAATTATATGTTGCTCCAGCATTACTTCCAATAGCTGAATCAGAAAATCCTACATTTGGGTTTGTTCCATTATTTAAAAATTGACAAGCATTATTAGTAAACCATATATCTTTTTCAATTTTTACAACCCTTTGATTTACACCTGATGTTGCAGTATCTGTATCTGCAATAAGAGTTGCTCCAACAGCATTAAAAATAGATCCTTGATTAGGGGCTGTATTAGTTATATAAACTTTTGTTTTTAAAGTTGTTGCTGCTGCTAGTTTTTGCAAAGCTGTATTTATAGCAAAAATAGGCCAAGAGCTATTATTATAAGTATTAGCAGGTATTGTGCTAAATGTAACAGTTATATTAGATCCCGGTGCTACAACAACTAATCCTGATGGAACTTTACTAAAACTTGGTGTAGCTGTTCCAGATGGACCTACAGGACCCTGAATCCCTTGAGGACCTTGAGGTCCGGTTGCTCCTTGGGAAGCTAATAATGCCCAGCTAGTTGGATCTGCAGAAGGATTAACTCCACCTGGTCCTACATTGGCAATACAAAACCAAGATGCTCCACCAAAACCTACTGCATCATCAACAACATATGTTCCTGCTGCTGACCATGCACCTTGCCAGTTAAGACCTGCTGGTCCTACTGGTCCTGGTACTCCTTGAGGACCCATTGGTCCTTGTGCTCCCGCAGGAAGATTTGCTAATAAATCCTGACTAGTAATAACAGCTGGTAAAAAGCTATCTCCTCTAGTAGGATCTTGAATTCCAACAGGAATTAAAGTATTATTAGGAAGAGTAGTGGTAATCTTTAAAGATTTAATCCAGCTTATAAAATTTAATACATCCATGACTTTTATACTATTGTTAATGTTGTACCTGCAGGTACAGTTAATGTTTTCCCTACGCACATTGCTAATGGTGATTGATATTCTAAATTTGAATTATCAGGCAATACTAAATTTTCATTAATACAACCAACTACTTTAAAACCATTAGCCCAAATAGAAGATGTAACAGCAGGAGTAATAGGAGTTATTTGAGAAATAAAATCACTTAATGTGATTGCACCCGCTAAATAACCATCATCTCTTCTAGCATCTTTTAATCCAAGAGGCAAAAGAGTTTGAGTAGGATTTGCAGTAGTAACTATTCTACTTCCTTTAATCCAACTTATAAAATTTAAAATATCCATGACCTTTTATTTTAATGTGCAATTATTATTTATTTTCTAATGCCTCTACTTTAGCAGACAATTCTTTAATAGCTTTAACCAAGATTGGTATAAGTTTACCATAACTTGCTTCTAACTTCTCTGGGTTTTCTTCATATACAAGACCTAATGTTTCAGCCATCTCATATTTTTCTTGAGTAGACTTTAAATCTTGTGCAATGAATCCAAAATCTTTTACACCATGCTTTCCATCTTCTTCTCTATCATTCCAAACAAATGATACAGGATTAAGCTCTTTAACAAATTCTAATCCCACTGCTAATTCAGCAACTTCTTCTTTGTCTCTTGCATCTGATAAAGATGTAATAGACGTTACTGCACATCTTAAAACATTATTAGAACTATTACCTAATGTAATTGAATTACTAGTGCTTGATGTAGGTGCTCCGGAATTTGAACCAATGCAAATATTATTTGAACCTGTTGTAATAGGATTTAAACCGTTTCCTTCACCAGCATATACACCTAAAAAAGTATTATCTGAACCGGTGCTAACACTTTGACCAGATCCCGCACCTACAGTTGTATTTGCACCAGAAGACGTAGTATTCCATAGAGATCGCCATCCAATAGCTGTGTTAGGACTAGATGTTACAGCTATAATACTTTTTAGTGCCCCACTTCCTACTGCTACTTGACCAAATGAGCTGTTTCCTACCACGGCAAGAGCTTGTTTACCCACTGCTACATTTTCAGAACCAGAATTAGTATTTGTTAAAGCAATAGATCCTACGGCAACATTATCATCACCATCTGTAAGTGAGCCTCCACTAAATAAACCTAATACGGTATTACTACTTCCAGTAGTAATGCCACTTCCTCCACTACCAACCATAAGGTTAGCATTAGCTGTTAATGATGCTGGAGCTGAAGCTCCAATATATTTATTTAATGTTCCTGGACCACCAGATAAAGATCTTAATTCAATACCGTTTACATCAACATAGTTTGCTGATTGTGGATTAACAATATCTACATTTATTGTACTCATCTTATTTATTTTTTAATTCATTAAGTTCTTTTGATAAATCTTGTATTGCTTTGACAAGAATTGGAACAAGTTTTCCATAAGAAGCTTCAAGTCTCTCAGGATTTTGTTCATATACTAAATTTAATGTTTCAGCTAATGCTGCATCTTCCTGAGATTTTTTAAGATCTTGTGCTATGAAACCAAAATCTTTAACATCATGTTTACCATTTTCATTTCTTTCATCCCACACAAACTCCACTGGTTTAAGAGTATTTACAAAATTAAGTCCTGCAGTTAACTCAGTAACTTCTTTTTTGTCTCTAACATCTGAGAGTGATGTTATAGAAGTAACAGCACATCTAAGAACTGTATTGCTTGAGTTACCAAGAGTAATTTCATTACTCACAATTGGAGTAGATGGTTCTGCAAGATAACCTATTAGTATATTGTTACTTCCAGAACTTAAATAAGATGCACCAGCTTGACCAGTACCGAGCATAACATTATTATTTCCAGAAGTTAATGTCCAACCCATTTGATAACCCACAATAGTATTCTGACTTCCGGAATTAAATGTTGCACCAGCTCGCAATCCTAAAGCTGTATTCCCTGTTCCACTAGTTAAACTAGGTAAACATTCATGTCCAACTGATGTATTACTTGATCCGGTTGCTAAACCTAGAGCTGAAACTCCAATTGCAGTATTATTAATACCAGTTGTTGTACTTGCCAAAGCATTAAAACCAATTGCTACTTGACCAGGAGTACCAGTATAAAGTTTTAAAGCTTCATATCCAATTGCTACACTGTTGTTACCTACTGTATTTGAATATAATGCAAAATTTCCAATTGATATATTTCTATTTCCAGTAACATTAGCAAATAATGAATTCATACCAACAGCAACATTATTACTTCCTGTTGTACAATTTACTAATGAATATGTACCAACTGCTGTATTTTGATTTCCTGTTGTTAGTGACCCACCAGCACTACTACCAATTAATGTAGTATTAGAACCTGAAACCATTGAAAGACCACCATTTCCAAAAGCAACGTTAGCAGGATCTCCTAGTGGGGAACTTATGTTTACTCCATTTACTCCTACAACATTTGATGATTGAGGAAGTATTATATCTACATTAATTTGGCTCATATTATATTATTTTAGTAGTAATTATATACACTATATCTATAATATAATAAAAATTATTTAGATAACAAACTTATAAGAAGAGTATTTATACTTTGTCCCCGATTTCTAATGTATCAGATATTATATGATCTACATCTAATAACATATCTAGGTTTTCTTGTGTGATTACAATTACATTTTCTACAACACCGTCTACTATTATGGCTACTCTTATCATTAGAAATATGTTATAATTAAACAAAAACCATTTCCTCCAGTTCCGCCCGCGCCTGAGTTTGCACCATTTGCAGATGCTCCTCCTCCCCCACCTCCGGCACCAGGACCTCCATTTCCACCCCTACCCCCAGCTATAGTGCCGGCTGCATCTCCAGAATTTCCACCACTTCCAGCACTTGCAAAAAATAATCCTGAAGGACTATTTGTTAGTAAACTACCATTATTTCCAGAACTACCTACAGCTGATGCTGTTGAAACACTTGCAATTGTTTGTGTTGTAGCAATACCTGTTATAAGAACACCACCTCCTGTATTAGTTGCATTTACTGTACTAAGGCCCCCACCTATTCCACCTCCCGTTAATGGTCTAGATAAATAAGTAGTTGAACCTCCTGAAAAAGCACCTGGTCCTAATGTTCCTGTAGCAAAAATAGATGAGCTATACAATACCCCAAACATAACTGAGTTTCCTATAGAAGAACCACCTTGTGCAGCAGCAGTTCCTCCAACACCACCAAATCCATTTCCAGTAGTAAGTTTTGCAGTAATAGCAGTACCTGAACCACCAAATAATGAAAGTCCCCCAGTACCTCCTGGTGAACCATTGGTATCATTAACTGCTATAGCAGGGCCCGAAGTTCCTCCTGTACCAATCCAAATATTTTCTGTTGCAGCTAAATTGTCCGCATTTATTTTAGCAATGTTAAAAGAACCAGATGAACCACCACCACCTCCATATCGTGCAGTATTAGTTGCCCCCCTTCTGCCTGATCCACCTCCTCCACCACCACTAACTAAATAAACCTCTACATATTTTGCTCCAGTAGGTTTAGTCCATACACCACTGCTTAAAAAAAGTTGAGTATCTATTGCTGAAACACTACTTGTATAATTAGGAATATTTAATGTGGCACCACTTAAAGTAGCTACACCTGATGTTCCTGTAGTAGTTAAAGTTAATTTTGGTTGATAAGTAGTAGCTGCTGTTGCAGATGTTAAGTATGGAGTTAGTGCAGATGAATCTATATATCCTGCAGGATTAGCTGCATCATACGGAGTATATCCAAGAGCTGTTACTACATCTGATCCTGTTATACCTGAGATAAATGCATTAGGATTTGTAAGCGGATAATAGGTACTTGCTGCGGTAGCCACAGTTAAATAACCTGAGAGAGCTGCAGTTGTAATATATCCAGCAGGATTTGAACTTAATGGATAATAATACATGCTATATGTAGATATACCCAAGTTCCAATCTACACCAGGGTTTGGATAGGTACCATATAAATCACCCCCGGCTGGCCCTGTAGGTGAACCACCTCCGCCCCCTGTTGTTTTTGGCTTTCCATCTGGACCAGTTATTTCTATTCCACCACCAAAGACATTACCATTCTTATCAATCAGTTGCATAGTCTACTCCGTAAATATAGTATGTTGTTCCTGGAATATCTGAATAAGCAGTTATCTTGTCTCCAGCTTTTAACGCATATTGCAAGTTATCATTAATTGTGTCACCCGCTGCTAGATTAAATTCATATAATACTTCACTAGTAGCTGTTGATGCATCATATCTTTCTATAGTAAGTACATAAGCTAAAGGATTATAAAACCTCATTGTTAATAGTTTAGTAGATACTACAGCTGTACTACCCGTAGCTAGTGTAGTACCAAGTACATTTAACTCACCTTGTTCAATGATTTCTGCCATACACTAATATACAAAAAAATCCCCAGCTTTGCAACCGGGGATTGTACCTGTATGAGAAACAAGGAAAACAGGCTAGAGTAGTAGGCCGATTGATAGTGCAATAGCTAACATAACGCCAATGCAAATATTTGCAATTTTAAAATCATCTTCATTAATTACATACTGCTGTGAGATTTTATCATACACAGGCTTATATAGTAAATGTGCTATTGCCCATAACATAGCAATAACTGTAAATAATATAATAATTGCAACTATTCTCATCACTTCATTTTTAATAGTTTCTCAGATAACAATAATGTTCTTGTGATCTCTCCAATTGCTTGGTCAAACAAAAGACTCTTTACTGGTGATCTGTTTTCATTATAGTTATCCTTAAGATCTTCTGCTAATTTAGAGAAGGTCTTTCTCAATTCAATAATTTGTTCAGACTCATTGATCTCTTCTGAGTCCAAACCTACTAAGATATCCCCGAAAGAATATATCTTAGTTTCTTTAAAGGCTACTTGTTCACTCATAATTTATCTATTCTTCGTTGTAAATATACTAAAGCTTTTTGTAAATCTTCTTTCTTATTAGAAGTTTTTTTACCAGCTCGTGCTAAATACTTTATAACATTCCCTAGATAAAAGTCTTCATCTAATCCCCAGGCTTCTAGTACATTAAATACCTCATAAGTATTTCCTGCTCCGCCATAATACTTGGGTCTATCAAGATTTACAAGTCTATCTTCAAGTGGTATCTGTTTAGATACTATCTTATCAAACGGTGTTTTCATTTGACTCTGATATATATCTTCTGATTCTTGTGTAAAGTTTACCATACTATTGCAATGTCTCTTTCAGCTACCATTACCTTCATTCCGTCCTCAAGCTCTACTGCTTCAGATCCTTGTAGACCAGTGATACCCATGTACACTTTGTCCCTATTGGTTTTTAATTTTTCAAATAATTCTCTAGCTTGCAGGTTATCTTCTGCAAGATTAGTTGCCTTTTCCCAAAGTACTTTTTCTTCTAGAGTCACAGACAAATATAAACAAAATTTATTTACCTTGACCTCTATATAACTTTTTATAGTTTTTGCTAGACTTTAAATTACTAGTTTTCGCTTTAGCATGTACACCTGGACGGGATACTTTTGGACTTTCAAGCTTAGTTGATATTTCTTTTATTTTTGCCATGATATAAATTATTAAGTACTATATAATATACTTAATTTTTTATTACCCGGTTATATGTAATATTGTTTTTTGCTCTTATGTCTTTGTGAGTAAACTGCCAAAACTCTCCCGTATCATTTAGAATCACAGTGTATATAGTATCTGTTTCATGCCCATATTCAGTTACTAACCAAATAACCCCCGGGCCTTTTGGTGTGTTTACTTCTACTCTATTAGTTGGTTCATAGATCATAATTCTCTATCTTAATTTGTTCATCCCTTTCTACTAGTCTTGTGTAGAGTTCAATATCTTTACTCCACTCTTTTCCTGTCCAGAATTCAAACCCTGAATAGTTTGACTTATACAGACAGCACTTCTCATATCCCCCCAACAAATATACATATTCGCAGCCAAGTAACTTAGCAGTTTCACATTCATACATTTGAGCTACTGTTCCTAGAGAAAGTTTAGGATCAGCATAATCCCAGATAAACTGGTATGCTACAAATTGTGTATCAAACTGTTTATACAAACTAATTCCCACCAATGTATCTGCCCAGTACTCTATGACTTTACAATCCTTAAAAGATTCTAGTTTAATATCCCGCTTAAATCCATGATATGTACAATACTTATCATACAACTCCACGTAAGCTTCTAGATTACCAGCAACATCCCCGTGTTCTAGTATAATTCTTTTAGATAATTTCTTTGTGGTTTTAGTTGGCTTGTATTCTGTTAGATCTATCCGGGTACTTCTTTCATTGTACCACTTCCCCTCCCAGGGAATCCATCCCTCTTTGAGTGCATCTATAGAAGATTCATTTTCTTCTAGTATACCATAGGCACAATTCACTATGACTTCTAGATCACTTACTTTACCAAAACCATTAATGTGATCAAAATATATTTTCACTTTCTTGAGAAGAAGTTCTTCTTTGGTGCTTCTACCTTGGTAGTCTTTAGTTTCTCTATGATCTTGTTTGCTTCATCTTCGGCAAACCCAATAACCTCTTCTTCTTTGTCTTTGATATTCCAGTTGTTTAGTAGAATACTCATGTGCATAGTTTCATGCATAACAGCTGTTGCCTTCTCTGTAGGATTATACTTCTTGAAAGTACCCATGTTCAAAAACAAGAATGGTTTATATGGATCTTTAGCCGTTAGCTTCTTATCCGCGGGATCATAGTTAGTCCACCCATATATGTAAACACCATTACCCTTAGTCTTGTCTACTTCTTCAGCTTGTGCATCCTGACGGTTTAGACCATGCATTTCCGGGACTTTGTAATAGTCAAATATCTCAGTGGCATCATTACCAATGAGTACTATATACTTACCCATGTCTATCTTCTTCATATACTAATATACAAATTATTTAGCACACTTACTATAGGCATCACACTTCTGGGTAGACTTACATCCAGACATCATGTACCCTATAGCAACTCCTACACATACACCTAATACATATAGGACAAATAGTTTCCATTTTTCCATAAGACAAATATAATACAAATAACAAAGGCCCGGGCTTTCAACTCCAGACCTTTGCTACTTGTTTTTGATAGCTCAGCAAACATACAACTAAATTTTAAAACTCCAAACCGGTAGGAGAAATTTTTTATTCTAGAGGATGTGATGGATCCCCTATGCAGACACCCCCCGGGCCAAGCCAAGGAGGGGGACCCCCCTTGTCTTTCCACAGCACGTGTCCTTTTTCTAACAGGCTCAGACAAATTTTTTGCAAGACAAAAAAGTTTGTCATTGCCTCTGCGCTCTCCATCTTCTGCTAACCCTAAATTTAAAAGGATAATATTTATTAACCTTTTAAATTAACAAATTATGCTACAAGCAAAATTTATTAAATCTTACAGAAGCAAAGCTACTGGTAAGATTAGAGCCATTTACGCCTTATCAGGCGCACCTGCCGAACTTGATAAGTATAAAACTTATCAAGGTGCCAATCACCGCTTTGCTGATGATGGCACAACACATGTTATCTTCGGGGCAAGCCCTTTAGATAACACTAGGCTCTACAATGTAACCTTCACCGAAGGCATTGGTTACTTTGTAGATTTCAATGAGATCACTGCTGCTGCAGGATCTATTGAAACTGCGGAGAGCAAAGGCTCTGCCAGATTAGCTGACAAGGTAGCGGAGCTACAAGCTCGTCAACTAATGGGCAGTGGCATTTCCTCTGCCGCGGCTTCTGCATTTGATGCTGAGACTCCACAGGAGTCTGCACCAAAAGCAAAGGTTAATCTTAAGAATCCAGTAGGTTCTTAAGAATAACAAAAAATAAGAGAGAGTTTATGACTCTCTCTTTTTTTTCTTTTACCCATTTTTTTCTAACCCTAAATTTGAAAGAGATATGGGAGTGGGGTTGGGTCAATGACTACAGCAAATAGTTAATAGTTAATAGTTATTGGTACTTGGAAGATTATATTTTTATATTTTTTCCTTGATAACTATCTACGCGCGCGTATACTTTAGTTTAATTAAGTGTATGTAACTAGCTTATAATAAACCACCTCTTATATCTATACCTTATAGTTACTATGTATTATTTAGATTTAGTATTTATACTAAATAAAAAATATATATAGCTAACTACTCAATTAGTAATCAACTAAAACAATATAAACCATGAAAGGATTTGAACAAGCACAGAAGTTAGGTAATCAAGTATTAGCTAACCCATCATTACTTAATCAACTTGATGAAGATACTTTTATTAAGTTTGTTATTAGCCTATCTAAACATGATAAGCCATTAGCACAAA